AAGAACAGAAATTCTCTATATATGGTGAGTACTAAAGAAAATAGTTTATTAAACGAAAAACACAGACCTACAACTTTAGAGACGTATGTTGGTAATGAGAGTTTAAAATCCTCAATTGCTAATCAATTAGCAAACAACGACATACAGAACTATTTATTTTATGGTCCTGCAGGAACAGGTAAAACAACCCTTGCTAAGTTATGTGTTAGAAACCTAGACTGTGATTATCTCTATATTAATGCCTCTGATGAAAGGGGGATTGAAACTATTAGGGATAAAGTATCAAGTTTTGCAAGTGTTGCTTCTTTTAAACCACTTAAAGTGGTAATTTTAGATGAAGCAGATTTTCTTACAATTCAAGCACAGGCTTCACTTCGTAATATAATTGAAACATTTTCACGTACCACTAGGTTTATTTTAACCTGTAATTATGTAGAAAGAATTATAGACCCCTTACAATCAAGGTGTCAAACATTTAAAATAATACCACCTACTAAAAAAGAAGTAGCAGCACATTTAGCCACTATTTGTGATATTGAAAGCATTAGTTATGAACCCACTGCCATTGGGAAAATTGTTAACAGGTTTTATCCTGACATTAGAAAAATGCTTAATACTATCCAATCAAGTAGTACTGGAGGTAAGTTAAAAATCGATGATTCTTTACTTATTTCCACTGGTTATATGTCTGCTATTGTAGGTGAATTAAAATTACCAAAACCACAAATCAAAAAGATAAGACAGATACTCGCTGATTCAAATGTTGATGATTTTGAAGATCTATTTAGATATCTATTTGACAATGCTAGTGAATACCTACCAAATAAAGAAGGTACTGCAGCTATATTAATAAATGATCATCAGTATAAGGCTAATTTTCGTTTAGATAAAGAAATAAATTGTATAAGTTTAATAACAAATTTAATAAATAACAAGTAATTATGAGTCAAGCACCACAAGCACCGCAGTTAAACATAGATTTAACTAACACAACTGGAATAACTAATGAAGATGGTGGAAGCATCTTTATGAGTGGAGTTATTCTAAGAAAAATTTCTAAATTCGTAGCAGGAACAGATAATGATGCTATTATGCCTATTCCCGTTTTTTATGACCCAACAACAATGAAAATACTAGGTGAAGGTATCCCAGTTGAATTGAGAGAGGAATTAAAAGACGAATTAGTATAAATGAAAAACATATTTGATTGGATAAAGGAGATTAATTCAAAAAAATCTCCTGCATCGTCTTTTACTGATAAGGATTGGGAATTATTTAATTCATACATGATCCATCGATTTATGAGCCAGAATACTGACTATATAGAGGTGGTTAATCTTGTACAAGAATTCCCCCCTCAAGAAAAGATTATGATATATAATGTGTATAAAGAATTTATTCCTAAAAACAATAAATGGAGTAAATACATAAAATCATCAATTAAAAAAAGAAATGTTATATTAATAGACAATTTAAGAGACCACTTTAAATGTTCATCAAGAGAAGTCAATGAGTACCTAACTTTGTTGGATACCACAGAGATAAATCGTATATTAACGGATAGAGGATTAGATAAAAAAGAAATTAAAACCATATTAAAATGAGTAAATTAGTAGATATGTTAAGAACATCTGCACAAGCAGATAAATCAAAAGCTATGTTATCCTTAGAATTATTAGGTAACAAAGGAGTTGGTATTGGAGACCATTCAACCGGGGACTTTTATAAAAATGCTGAAGAAGCACTTATAATGTTAGTTGATGCTGATGATAGGTTAGAAGCGTTAGACAAATATTTTAATACTAAAGGACAACTAAATGGGTAGTTCAATATCAAAATATTTAGAGGAAAATGTAGGCCATTTTGGTAATAATGCAAAAGAAATAGTTATGAGCGATAGAGAAATTATGAATGCAAAAAATCCTAAGAAAATTCAAGAATTTATGGATGATGAAGTCAACCAAACAATAACAATTTTCGAAGAAGAATACCCAGATTTATCTAATGAGTTTATTAAAATTCAAGCCGAAATGTATGCAATGTTTGCAGCTAAACATATGGATTATGGGTTAAATAACATATCTTTAGGCGGAGATATCGTTAATAACAGCGATGATAAAAAATTCTCATTAACTGGGTTAGCTATTAGATTAACGGATAAAATATCGCGTTTAAGAAATTTAATGGTTAATGGTAGAAATTATGTTAAAGGTGAAGGTATGGAAGATACTTTTATTGATATAGCCAATTATGGTATCATTGGGCTCTTAGTTGGGCGCGATAAATGGAAAAAATAGTTTGGCAAAGAAAATCCCAAGTATAGTAAAGGAAATAAGAAATAATCCACCCTCACCGGTGAATTATGCTTATCAAAAGAATATATCGTATTCTCAAATGTCTATTTATAGAGGTTGCCAACACCGTTGGAAACTTCAATATAAAGACAAGATAAAACGATTTACATCTTCAATCCATACCGTATTTGGGACTGCCGTTCATGAAGCGATGCAGCATTATTTAGATGTGGCATATGAAAAGTCTTTTGCAGCTGCGGATAGAGAAATTGATATACAAGAATATTTCCAAGAAGCTTATATAAATGAATATCAAACTCAATATAAAAAGAATAATGATTCTCATTTTTCTTCTGCTGTTGAAATGAGAGAGTTTTTTGAGGATGGGGTTGCTATTTTAGAATGGTTTAAGAAAAAACGTAGTAGATATTTTAGTAAAAAAGGTACATATTTAGTAGGTTGTGAAATACCTATTGTAATAGCACCAAATAAAATGTTAAATAATGTGTTATACATGGGGTATCTTGATGTTGTAACATATCACGAAGCAACAGAGACATTTAAAATAATTGACATAAAAACTAGTACTAGTGGTTGGAACGACTACGCTAAAAAAGATGAAAATAAACAATTCCAACTATTACTATATAAACAATACTTCTCAGAACAGTATGGAATACCTTTAGATAAAATTGAAATTGAATTTTTTATTCTTAAAAGGAAAGTATTAGATGCTGATGATGAAAATCTTATGTCACCCTATCAAGCCTATAGAGTGCAACAATTTACACCACCTAGTGGTAAAATTAAATTAGGTAGAGCAAAAACTGCTATTAATGATTTTATTAGTGAATGTTTTAACTCTAGTGGGAAAATAAAAGAAAAGGATTATCCAAAACAGGCTTCAAAATGGAATTGTAATTTCTGTCCTTATAAAGAGGATAAAGAATATTGTGGTGAAGGTATTATATACTAAAATAATTATATACGTATACCTATAAATAAACGTTATTAAAAATAAAAATTATGGCAGATGCTAAAAAAATGACACTAACTAGTGTTAAAGTAAAAAGTGAATTATTTGAAAATTTTAAAATTGAATGTGTAAGAAGAAAATTCTCATTCCAAAAGCTTGCAGACCGTGCTTTGTTTTTGTATCTTACAGATGAAGATTTTAGAAAACAAATCTCAAACCAAACAAATATTGAACTATAAATTTTAAGTAAATGAATAAAAGTTTTAAACATATTCCTAAAGAACAAAGGAAAAAAATAGTATTAGTTTGTGATGATATTAGGGTGCATTCTGGTGTAGCAACAGTTGCAAAGGAAATAGTAGTACATACAGCTCATCACTTTAATTGGGTAAATATAGCAGGAGCAATAAACCATCCAGAAAAGGGAAAATCATTAAATATATCACCTTCTGTTAATAAAGAGGCAAATATAGAGGATGCTGATGTAAAATTATATTGTGTTGATGGGTATGCTAAATCTATTGAATTACAGCAGGTTTTAGCTCATGAAAAACCTGATGCAGTAATGTTAATTACAGATCCTAGATATTTTAAACATATTTTCAATATGGAGGATACTATTAGAAAACAATGCCCCCTAGTATATTTAAATATTTGGGATGATTATCCTGCACCAATGTATAATAAACCTTTTTATGAGGCTTGTGATTTACTAATGGGTATCTCAAAACAAACAGTTAACATTAATAAACTAGTTTTAGAGGGTGTTGATAATAGTAAAAGAGTATTTAAATATGTTCCTCATGGTTTAAATCATGAACACTTTTACCCAATAAATAAAGATCATAAAGAATTTGGTGAATTTCAAAAATTTAGAAATAGTGTTGTAGGAGAAGATACGGAATACGTGATGTTTTTTAATTCAAGAAACATTCGTAGAAAACAGATACCAGATTCAATGTTAGCTTTTAGATCATTTTTAGATTCTTTACCCAAAGAAAAAGCAGATAAATGTAAATTTGTTTTACATACTGACTTATCTACAGATCATGGTACAGATTTGGGAGCAGTAGCTGAATATTTGTTTGGTGAAAAGTATGAGGAAAATATTGTTTTTTCACATGCAAAATTATCGAGAACACAATTAAATTGGTTATATAATATAGCAGATGTTCAAATCCTAATTACTTCAAATGAAGGGTGGGGATTAACTTTTACAGAAGCAATGTTAAGCGGTACTCCTATAATTTCTAATGTAACAGGTGGGATGCAAGACCAGATGAGATTTGTAGATGAAAAGGGTAAATGGTTTACACCAAGTGCTGATATTCCCTCTAACCACAGAGGTACTTATAAAGAACATGGTGAATGGGTATTTCCAGTTTATCCAACATCAAGATCAATTCAAGGTTCACCTCAAACCCCTTATATTTTTGATGATAGATGTGCTTGGGAAGATGTTTGTGATAGAATAAAAGAAATATATGAATTAACAAACGAAGAACGTAAAGCTAAAGGGTTAAAAGGTAGAGAATGGGCTTTAAGTGATGAAGCAGGATTTACAGCAGAACATCAAGCTCAAAGAGTAATAGAATCCTTTGATGAATTATTCTCAGTTTGGGAACCTAGAGAAGATTATGAGATAGTAAACGCAACAGAATATAAAGGAAGATTTTTAAACCACAAAATTACATATTAATGAGTAAACCAGTTTTTATAATTAGTGCCCCAGTAGATACATATAGCGGTTATGGAGCAAGATCAAGAGATATAGTTAAATCTATAATAGAATTAGATAAATACGACGTTAAAATTTTACCACAAAGGTGGGGAGATACCCCAACAGGTTTTATGGATGACCATAGTAATTGGAGTTTTTTAAAACCCTTATGTATCCCTAACTTAACAGCAAAACCAGATATTTGGATGCAAATTACAATTCCAAGTGAATTTCAACCTGTAGGTAACTACAATATTGGTTGTACAGCTGGAATTGAAAGCACAGGTTGTGCCTCATCTTGGATTGATGGGTTAAATAAAATGGACCTTAACCTCGTATCATCAGAACATAGTAAGAAAGTATTTTCAGATATTAGATTTGAACAAAAGGATAGACAAACAAATCAAGTGGTTAATATAATTAAATTAGAAAAACCAATCGAAGTAATATTTGAAGGGGTTAATTTAGATACTTATTTTTATAAAAAACCACAAGATGTAACCTTAGATTTAAAGGAAATAGAAGAATCATTTTGTTATCTATTTGTGGGGCATTGGATGAACGGTCAATTTGGTCATGATAGAAAAAATGTTGGGTTAATGGTTAGAAATTTCTTTGAAGCATTTAAAAATAAAAAATCCCAACCGGCTTTAATTTTAAAAGCATGTACTGGAAGAAATAGTTATATAAGTAGAGAAGAATTACTACAAAGAATTAAAGTCATAAAGACCCAATATCCTAAAGGTACTAAATTACCTAATGTTTATATTTTTAATGGTAACTTATCTGATACTCAAATGAATGATTTATACAACCATCCAAAAGTAAAATCTATGGTTAGTTTTACTAAAGGTGAAGGTTATGGTAGACCACTAGCAGAGTTTGGATTAAGTAAAAAACCTATTATAGCATCAGCTTGGTCAGGTCATGTTGATTTTTTAACTCAAGGTAATTGTGTTTTAGTTCCTGGTGATTTAGAACCGGTACATGAAAGTGCTGCTAATCAGTGGTTATTAAAAGAAACACAATGGTTTAAAATTAATGATCATGAATCTATTAAAGCCTTCAAAGATGTTTATGAAAATTATAAAAAATATATAGTAGGAGGTAAAAAACATGGTCACCATATTAAAACTAATTTTTCATTTGGTGCTATGAAAGAATTATTAGGAAAGGTATTAAAAGAAAATATACCTTTTATTCCAAATCAAGTAGAATTATCTTTACCTCAATTAATAACACCAAAATTATAAAATATGGCACAACACGATGAAATAATACAATGTCCTAAATCCGGCGGCGATTTATGTTATAAGATTGAAGTAAGCAAGGATATAACGCAGTATATGAGTTTATCATGTGGTTTTATGACAAATACTTTAATGAAAGTTGGAACTGATTTCTATAATGAACAAATGGTTTTACTTCCTGAACTTTATAAGGATTTAGCTTGGTTAGACAAAGATACTGAGTTAATATGGTTACCTAATAATATAAATGTTCCTAAACTAGGAATGGTTTATGCTTCAGGTGCTAGTATTGAAGAATGGAAGTGGGCAGCTGTTAAAGCCATTAAATTAGAAGAAGAAATTGAAAACAAAGATGGTTCAAAATCTTTATATAAACCAGATATGTCTACCGTGAAATATTTTAGAGAGCGTGATTATATAGATGCTCTTTCGTATATTGGGGCATTACCAAACTAAATAAATATGAAAATAAGTTACGGAATAACAGTTTGTAATGAAGCTTTAGAACTCCAGATACTAATAGAATTCCTCTTCCCTCTAATCAATAAAGAAGATGAAATTGTAATAGTTTATGATAATAATAGAGTTACGGGTGAAGTTTTAGATGTAATAGACCACCACAAAGATAAAGTAGTAGCATTTCCCTTTGATTTTCAACAGAACTTCTTAGAAAATAAGAATTATATGAACTCCAAATGTACTGGAGATTATATATTCCAAATAGATGCGGATGAGATACCAAATGAAGCTTTAGTATCTAATTTAAAATCTATTTTAGAATCAAACCCAACATTAGATATGTTAGTAGTCCCACGTAAAAATCTTGTAGAAGGTTTAACTGAGGCACATATTAAAAAGTGGGGTTGGAGAGTAAATGAAAAGGGTTGGGTCAATTGGCCTGACCAACAAAAACGAATATATAAAAATACACCAGAAATCCAATGGACAGGACACCCCGTTCATGGTATGGTAACAGGATATAAGGAATTTGCCTCCTTACCTGTAGAAGAAGGATTTAGTATCACTCACAATAAACAAGTAGAGAGACAAGAAAAGCAAAACGAAAGATATTATAACATTGAAAAAACATTATAAATGGTAAGTTTAATTATACCCTCATACAGAAACCCAGAATGTCTAGATATATGTCTAGAATCAGCATTAGAAGGACAATCTATAAAAAATCAAATTATAGTGATATTAGATGGATTTGTAAAAGAATCCAAACATATTGTTGAAAAATATCAGGATAAAATTAATTTTCTACCTTTAGAACAAAATCAAGGTATGCAAATGGCATTAAACCTAGGGGTTTGTAATGCTGATAATGAAACTATTGTTATAATTAATGATGATAACGTATTATGTAAAGATTGGGATAAAGTTATCGAGGAAGAACTAGAATATGGTCATGTATTAACAATTAACCAAATTGAACCCTTTAATGGTATATTTGGTTTTCCTGTAAAGAATTTTGGTCTTCATCCAAGTAAATTTGATTATGAAGGGTTTAAACAATATGAACCAACGATACGCAATGATATTTCAACTCCTGATGGGGGAATATTTCCCTTTGCTATGTCTAAAAAAGACTATATGATTGTTGGTGGGTTTGATACACTTTATAAATCCCCATTTATATGTGATTGGGACTTTTTCCTTAAATTAGAATTAAATGGTTTAAAATTTAGCAGAACATCTAAGGCACATTTTTATCATTTTGTAAGTATGGCAACTAAAAAAGGTAAGAACAAGGAAGAAATGATTTCATCTGAATCACCTGCGGCACAAACCTTTATCTATAAATGGGGTATGCCACCAAATTTATTTGAAAACAATTCTCACAATCCTAAAAATGGACAAATTATTAAAGGTATAGAATATAAATAGATGAGAATAATATATAGAATATCAGATGCTGGTTATAATAAAGTTAAACCTGATTACATTAACAATGAAAAATGTTTAGCAAATGCTACTAAAGAATTTGATAATTCAATTTGGAGTGTTATAGCAGATAATGTATCTTCAGATACTAATGATATTATTCAAAAGTACGTAACACGTGATTGTATTTTATATACTGAAAAGGGTAATGGAGCAGCAACATTTAACCTAGCGTTAGACGAAGCTTTAACATATGACGATGATGAAATTGTTTACTTTATAGAAAATGATTACCTTCATAAACCTGGGTCTCAAAAAATAATTCAAGAAGCATTTGAATTAGGAGCATCATTTGTCTCATTATACGACCACCCAGATAAATACATGGCCCCAAGTAAGGGTGGTAATCCTTATTGTGAAGGTGGTGCTGAAGATACTAGAGTATATTTAACTGATAGTTGTCATTGGAAGATAACAAATAGTACAACAATGACATTTGCTGCCAAAGTATCTACATTAAAACGTACAGAAGAAACATTAAGAAAATGGACATCAGAATCTCATCCTAATGACTTTCAAATGTTTTTAGATTTAAGAGCACAAAAAGAATTATTAATTACCCCAATACCAGGACTTGCCACCCATGGGGAAACAGCTTGGTTATCACCATTTTGTAAATGGCATTTAATATAATATTAAAAGTATATAAGTTATGACAAAACACACTAAAAAAGTATGGTATGCACCATATAAATTTGAATCGTATGGACAAGAAGAAATTGATGCTGTAACTGAATGTTTAAAAGCAGGATGGTTAGGAGGACAAGGTCCAAAATCTGTTGAATTTGAAAAAGCAATTGCTAAGAGATTTGGTAAAAAGTTTGGTGTATTTGTAAATAGTGGTTCATCTGCTTGTTTATTGGCAATAGCAGGTTTGAATTTGAAAAAAGGCACACATATTATAACTCCTGCGTGTACTTTTGCAACTACATTAGCTCCTATCATACAATTAGGGTATAAACCGGTATTTGTAGATGTTGGATTAACTGACTACGTTGCCGATATAGACCAAGTATTAGCAGCAGTAACTAACGAAACTTCCGCTCTTATGTTACCTAATCTTATTGGTAATAAACCTGATTGGGCTAAATTAAAAGCAGGCCTTATTGCTATGGGTAGAGAAGATATATTCCTTATTGAAGATTCTGCTGACACAATTACAGAAACCCAAATTACAGATGTTTCTACTACTAGCTTTTATGCTTCTCATGTTATTACAGCTGGTGGTGTAGGAGGAATGGTAATGTTTAACGATGAAAAACACGTAACTAAAGCTTTACAATATAGAGATTGGGGTAGATTAGGTAATGACTCTGAAATAATGGATGATAGGTTTAATCATACTGTAGATGGAATACCATATGATCATAAATTTTTATATAGTGTATTAGGTTATCACATGAAAGCATGTGAAATGAATGCTGCCTTTGGTTTAGTTCAATTAAACCGTTTTGAAAAATTTTCTAAAATTAGAAGAGCAAATTTTGAAAGATACTTAGAAAACTTACAGGGAGTAGGAGACTTAATATTACCTGATGATTCAATAGAACCTAATTGGTTAGCAATCCCATTTCAAACAGAAAAACGTTTTGAATTATTAACTTTTCTAGAGGACAATGACATCCAAACCCGAGTTACGTTTGCGGGTAATGTAACTAGACATCCTGTTTATAGAGAATATTTACAAGACTTTAAAAATTCTGACCTTATTATGAAGAATGGGTTTTTATTAGGAGCACACCACGGTTTAACAATTGAGGATGTTGATTATGTTTGTGATAAAATTAAAGAATTTTTTAACCAATAATGAAGGTATTAATTTTAGGTGATGGTTTATTAGGGAGTGAATTACATAGACAAACAGGTTGGGATATGGTATCTAGAAAACGAGAAACTTTAGATATAGATAATCCTGAAGGTTTAGGTAAATTAATTAAAAACTATGATACAGTTATAAATTGTATAGCACACACCCAATCATATTCATTAAATCAGGCTATTCATAGAGATATAAATTATAGATTTGCAGTTAGTGTTTCAAACATATGTAATAATAATAGTGCAAAGTTAATTCATATTTCTACTGAATTTGTATATGCTAAAAATGAAAGACCACCAACTGAAGAAGATATACCCCTTCCTGATAACACATGGTATGCTTATACAAAACTATTAGCTGATGAATATATTCAGCTATGTAATTTTAACTATTTAATATGTAGAGGATTACATAAACCACACCCTTTCCCACATCAAAAAGTATGGGATGTAAGAACAAGTGGTGACACAGTACAAAAAATGGCTGGTATAATAATAGAGTTAATTAATAAAAAGGCTAATGGGGTATTTAATATAGGAACAGGCGATAAATACTTGGCTGACCTAGCTCCTTTTAGTACATTAATATCTGCACCATCACACGTCCCTTGGGATACTAGGATGAATTTAACTAAACTAAATAATTTTTTAAAGAAATGAGTAAAAAAGTATTAATTACAGGAGTAGCAGGTTTATTAGGTAGTAGACTAGCAGATTGGATTATTGAAAATAAACCAGAATATAAGGTAGTAGGTATTGATGATTTAAGTGGGGGTTTTGAAGAAAATATTAACCCAAAGGTTGATTTTTGGCAAATGGATTTAGTAAACCACCCAATTGAAAATTGCTTTGAAGTTAATAATTTTGATTATGTATTTCATTTTGCTGCTTATGCTGCTGAAGGTTTATCCCCTTTTATACGTGGATATAACTATGACAACAACTTAAAAGCAACAGCCCGCATAGTCAACGAATGTATAAAGACTAACGTTAAAAGATTGGTATTTACATCTACTTTAGCAGTATATGGACATGGTGATGGTGGTATATTTAATGAAGCACAAGTTCCAAAACCTATAGATCCTTATGGAGTTGCAAAGTATGCCTGTGAAATGGATATACAAATTGCTAATGAGCAACATGGGCTAGATTATTGTATAGTTAGACCTCATAATGTATATGGTATAAAACAAAACATTTGGGATAAATACAGAAACGTTTTGGGTATTTGGATGTATCAACATTTAAATGAAGAAAGTATGACTATTTTTGGAGATGGAGAACAAACCAGAGCTTTCAGTTATATTGATGACTCATTAGAACCACTTTGGAATGCAGCTACTAAACCAGATGCTAGTAAAGAAATTATTAATTTAGGCGGTATTGAAAAACATTCAATTTTTGAAGCAGCAAAAATAATGAAAGAAGTAATAGGAGCTTGTTGTTTGTCTTATGAGGAAGGTAGACATGAAGTTAAACATTCTATCCCAACATTTCAAAAATCTATTGATATTTTAGGATTTGAACATAAAACAAATTTAAAGGAAGGACTAACAGAAATGTGGGAATGGGCTAAAAAACAACCTATGAGAGAGCGTTTTGTATGGCCTAGTTACGAATTAGAAAAAGGAATTTACTCATTTTGGAAAAATAAATAATATGAAAATAGGAATTATAGGTCAGGGATTTGTTGGTAACGCTATATATCAAAAGTTTAAAAATTACTATGATATTAAAACATATGATATAAAAGGTATGGTTTATTGTAATAGTAGTGAACGGGAAACATTAGATAACGATATTATATTTATATGCTTACCAACACCAATGAATGAAGATGGTAGTTGCCATACAGATATAGTTGAGGCAGCTATTAAACGTGTATTTGAATTTGGAGTTGCTAAAACAGTAGTTATTAAATCAACTATACCCCCAGGTACTACATCTAAATGGAATAAACAATTTAAATCACTTGATGTTGTGTTTAATCCTGAATTTTTAACTGAAGCAAATGCCGTATCGGATTTTGAAAATCAAACACGAATTATTTTAGGTGGTCCTAGAACATCAACAACTAAATTAAAAACTATATACTCCAAAGTATTTCCAAAAGCAACTATTGTTAAAACTGATTCAACATACGCTGAAATGGTTAAATATGTTACTAATTCATTTCTAGCAACTAAAGTATCATTTGCAAATGAAATGTATCAAATATGTAATGGGTTAGATGTTGATTATGATAAAGTAATAGAGTATGCTACGTATGATGAACGACTAGGCAAATCCCATTGGTCAGTACCAGGACCAGATGGTGACTTTGGGTTCGGTGGACATTGTTTTCCAAAAGATGTTAAAGCATTAATAGATTTAGCTCATGATTTAAATGTATCCCCAAGAATGCTAACAGCAGTTGATTGTAAAAACAATGATGTTAGAGAAAATAGAGATTGGGAAGGAATGAAAGGAAGAGCCATTATATAAAATAAAAAATATGAATTTAAAAATGATACCTTGTAGTAAATGCAAGGAAGATATGCCTGAATTAAGATTAACTCAATATAACTATTCATTTTGTGTTAAATGTTCAGAAGCAGGACTAGGAAGTGAAACTAAAAAAGCAATCACAGTTTTAAAAGGTGAAGGAGACCACACTTGGGTTGAAACCATTATTATGTCTGATTCAGACTATAATTCTTATCTAAGCGAAAAAGATGAAGAATATAAAAGCACAAATGAAAATAAAATAGACATAGAAGATGATAAGAATCTACAAGGTCCATTTAAAATTATTAATACTAAGGAAAAATAATGGCTAAACCAAAACCATTAACTAAGGAACAAATGGTTGCTGCCCAATCGAAAACACTTTCGAATATGGCAGCAGCACGTTACTTGCATGTTTCCTACCAGCATTATAAAAAATGGGCTAAACTATATAAAATCTTTGAGTCGCATAAAAACCAAGCAGGTGTTGGTGTACCAAAATTCTTAAAGGGCTCTAAAAAGATGCCCCACATGATTGAAATAATTGAAGGTAGAATAGCTGCTTCACATTTTGACCCTAATAAACTTAAATACGCCCTTATAGAACAAGGGTATATGGAAGAACAATGTGGTGTATGTAAATTTAAAGAAAGACGAGTATTAGACTATAAAGTACCATTACTATTACATTTTAAAGATAAAAACAGCAATAATTATAGCTTAACTAATGTTCAGTTATTATGTTATAATCATTACTTTTTACAAGTAGGGGATATATTTAATAAAAAAGATGAACAACAAATAGAATCTCAACAAGAACATTACGGTACAAGCGAAACCATTAATTTTGAAATAGATGATTATCATTTACAACGTTTAAAAGAATTAGGATTAGATGGAGTTGATGAAGATGATACTAATCAATACATAAGTAGAATATAATGAGAAATAAAAAACATAAACAAATTCTTGATGATTATGATGTCCAAAAATCTAAACATTTAGAAAAACTAGCATCCAAAACACTAAAATCGGATGAAAAATACCAAAAATTAAAAAATAAACCACTCAAAGGGGATTTTTTAGATAATTTTTAATATGACTACTTACACCTACAAAAATATAACATATCAAATTGTAATAACAAATGAATGGGATCGTTGTAGGCAAAGGGAAGAACAAATATTAAGAGACTTTCAATACTGTGAAAAAACAGGTGATTGGAGTACTATTAAAAATAGAATGACAAATGGTATAAAATGGGGTTGGTTAATTGAAATAAATTCCCCTAATAAGAATTAGGATACCACATATAATTTTCGTATATTAATATCTAAATAGATATACAATATGGATAAAGAACCTTACTTAGAATTTTTTAGTGATGACAATAAATTAGTATTTGATCACAAATTGGAATTTGAAACATCCGAAGAGATGGAAGAAATGTTTCAAAGTGATAGTCCCTTTTTACCCAATTTAATAGTAGATACAGCACTTAAAAATCTTGACACTATCTCCCCAGAAATACCAGTTATAAGAATTTATACAAAAGATGAAGATTTAACATATGATGTTATTATAGGTAGAGAAGATTTAGCTGAAACATTAGAGGTAAATTTAGAAAATATGGAGGATCTTGAAGACTATAAACGTTGTCAAAAAATAACAGATGCAATCTATTACTTAAATAACAAATAAATATGAGAAAATTAATTATACTATTATCATTAGGTTTATTATCCTTTACTTCAATAGAAAAAAATGTACATGCTACTGTGTATAACGCGGTACCTGAACAAACAAACTCAGACCCAGGACATACTGCGTTTATGTTTGAGTTAGACTTAAATAACCCATATAAACATAAAATAATAGCGGTAAGTAGAGATTTATTAAAGGAGTTCCCAAAAGGAACTAAAGTGTGTGTGATGGGAACAGATTACGATGGGGTTTACATTGTAATGGATAAGATGAATAAGAGATATACTAATAGAATTGATTTATTAATAAATCTAGATATGAAAATAGGTAATTGGCCTAATGCCACTATTAGAAAAGAAAAATAAAGTAATGCGCAAGAGGCTTGGCTTCCCGGGTTAGAGTTCGTATATTCACCATGTTGGAGCACGTAAGCACCAACATTAAATAAAGGTTATATGTCAACAATGCACTCGTACACACTATTAGAATCAATCGTTTATAAATTACAAGAAAAAGGTCACATAGTTGATCCATGTGTTGTAGATGATTTAATCACCTGTATTAAAACTACTAAAAAAGTTGAATAAAATAAAATTATAATATAAAATAAAGGTTATGAATAAAGAAAATAAAAGATACGTTGTTACAATGGATATGTACGTTTATGCTGATAATGATTATATGGCTAGAAAACGAGCTAATGATTTAAAATTATCAATTGAAAATAGACGACACTCAGATCAAATTGTAGTGTCAGAAATAGGTGAACAACCATTTGCTTCAACACACTATCGTAAATTGGATGATCCAACATTTACACCTAAAGATACGTCTAACGAACCATTACCATTTTAATATGATACTAGATTTGATATTTGGGTTTGGGTTAGGAATGATAATAGGTTTATTATTTTGGATTATTAAAAAAAATAATTGGTATGAAAGATAATTGGTGTCATTATTCAGGAATGCCTTCCCCACAATCTTATATTGAAGAAGATTCATTAGGAGTAAAAATGGGAGATTGGATATTGTATAATAATAAACGTAAAAAGTGCTTTGGTATACATCATAATGGTAACATTTTAATCAAAATGAATGGTACCTTAGTACAAGTAAACAAAAGTAAGTGCAAGACTTACGCATAAATATGTGGTTACCCGGAGGAGAGTTCGTATATTTACATATAAGTGGGACACGAAGTTTCATTATTAATTAAAATAAAGGTTATGTCAAACGCAATTCAATTAG